GATTTGGAGCGAGGTGAGTTTAGTAAGGACCACGGAGCAGTAACCCGCACACTGGCTACTATGTATATGAAGCTATGCGAACGTTATGCTACTCGTAGTAACTGGCGTGGTTACTGTGTTGACGAAACCACAGAAGCTCTGACCAATAGAGGCTGGCTAAGAGAAAATGAAATTACAGAAGATGATACTATCTTATCGTACCAGGGCAATGATCTAACGTGGTCTAAAATTAAATCCATCTATCGTAGTGAATTCGACGGGCTAATGCATAAACTAACCAATAGAGGAATTGATGCGCTTATTACACCCGGCCATAAAATTGTTACCAACCGCGGGCTTGTTCCTGTAGAATACTTGTTGCAATCGGATAAGATTGTTATGCTCGGTAATCCAGTTAAAACTAATAACGAGCCAAAATATTCCAATTCCATGGTTGAGTTATTGGGATGGATTCTTACCGAAGGAAATTATCAACCTAAAAAACAACTTGTAACAATTTATCAAAACGAAGGTGTGTATGCCGATCGAATTCGGGCCTGTCTGAATACTTTAAATTTTAAATTTAGCGAATCAACAGGTAGAAAGAATATTAGCTTTTTATTAAACAGGCCGGCATCAAACAAGATTTTTAGTATTCTCCCTGTAAAAAATCTATCTATGGATTTTATTCTTGATCTTACTTCGACGCAACGAGAACTATTAATTAACACCATGGTCGACGGTGACGGTTGGGGCCGGTCATCTGGGTGGAGTTATACGCAAAAAGATGAAACTCATGTTGATTTATTCCAGGCACTATGCGCGATCTCAGGGCACAAAACCAACTCGCATTTTGCAACACACAACTCGTTTGGAAAACAGGTCTCTTATTTTAATATCAATAAATTTGCAAGCAACACAACCAATGTCACTTCCATTGATTTTCACGGGGGCTCACGTAACGGAAGAGGCTTAATCGGAAGAGGAAAGGCCACGCACCCTAACCAACCAACCACGCACTATAAAGGCATAGTTTGGTGTCCTGAAACCGAGTATGGTTGTTTTGTTGCCCGCCGCGCAGGCAAGGTTTATCTCACCGGTAATACCTACAACGAAGAAATGCGTGGAGCAGCACTAGTTCAGTTGTCGCAGATTGGTTTGAGATTTGACGAAAGTAAATCACAAAATCCGTTTGCTTACTATACAGCAGCTATTACTAATTCTTTCACACACGTTTTAAATTCTGAAAAGAAAAATCAAAACATTCGTGACGATATGTTAGAGATGAATGGTCTTAATCCTTCCTGGACAAGACAAAACGCTGGCAAAAAAGATCCAAACTTTGGTGCCACAGTTACTAACATTGACATTGCCGAATATAACAACGAAGAATAGCCATAACGGTTGTATTCTTCGTTTTTTTACTGTAAACTAGGGTTTATGACGAATCTATTTAAGAAGGTGGCGGTATGTACAGATATTCACTTTGGTCTAAAGTCTAATAGCCTTGTACATTTAAACGACTGCGAAAATTTTATTGATTGGTTTATTGATAAAGCTAAGAAAGAAGGTTGCGAAACTGGTATGTTCTTAGGAGATTGGCATCATCACAGGGCGTCAATTAATATGCAAACATTGCATACATCATTACGTTGTTTGGAGAAACTAAGTGCTGCTTTTGACAAGTTTTATTTTATTCCTGGTAATCATGATTTGTACTATCGTGATAAACGTGACATACACGGTGCTGAGTGGGCCAAACATTTACCTAATATTGTTATTGTCAATGATTGGTTTAAGTCTGACAATGTTATTATTGCTCCTTGGCTGGTAGGAGACGATCATAAAAAGTTAAACAAAATGTCTTGTAAGTATATGTTTGGACATTTTGAGCTTCCGCACTTTTTAATGAATGCTCGAGTAGAGATGCCGGATCACGGTGAAATTAAATCAGAAGATTTTACTGGCATTGAAAAAGTGTTTAGCGGTCATTTTCATATGAGACAACAAAAAGGTAATATCCGTTACATCGGTAATTGCTTTCCGCACAACTTTGCAGATGCCGGTGATGCTAATCGCGGTATGATGGTTATGGAGTGGGATAAGGATGAAGAGTATTTTGCTTGGCCTGGACAGCCATTATATCGTGTAATGAAGTTAAGTGAAGCTATTGACCACGGTAAAGATATTTTTCAGCCTAATATGCACGTTCGCGTTGAGCTAGACATTGACATCTCTTACGAAGAAGCTAACTTTATTAAAGAAACATTTATTAAAGAACACAATTTACGTGAAATGGCACTAATTCCTAGTAAGCGATCAGACATTGACATTGACTTAGCACCAGGTGATGTACATTTTGAATCTGTAGATCAAATTGTTACAGATCAAATTACTAATATAGCATCAGACTTTTACGATAACAAACTACTACTGAAAATTTACCAAAGCCTATGAAGCAAATTACTAGCGAAAATGTTAAAAATTCTAAATTTTGGAATAATGATACTGAAACAATTCTTATGTTTGATAAAACTGTTGGTGAGTGCAAAATAATGTTAATAGAAATTGTTGAGGAATACCAAGATTTATTAGAAAGATTAAGAGATGCCTAAAATTTTTGAAGTCTTAGATCCTTTTAAGTATGAGTCTTTTATAACCGATTTAAATCAAATTGCAGGTGAAGAAGGTATAGTCATTGATAGTAATGCGTTAAAATCGGTACTAGCTCCTACTAGTTATTATAAAGATCCCAAAGATAAAATATCTTGTATAGTAAGAGGAATTATTAAAAATCATGCTTTTTCCAACGGTAATAAACGGACTGCGTGTTTAGCATTACTGCTACTTTCTAAAGCCGGGGGTATTCCAGTTACTTTATCAAGTCAAGAACTTGAAAAAGCATTAATTAATATCGCAAAAAATCAATACTCAGTAGAAACAATATCTAAAATACTTTTTAATGAATAACCTATGATCCAAATAAAAAAACTAACCGTTAAGAATTTTATGAGTGTAGGTAATTCTACACAAGGTATTGACTTTGACAGGCAGGATCTTACATTAGTATTAGGTGAAAACTTAGACTTAGGTGGAGATGGTAGTAGAAACGGAACTGGTAAAACCACTATTATCAATGCTCTAAGCTATGCTATGTATGGAACAGCGTTAAGCAACATAAGACGCGACAATCTTGTAAACAAAACCAACGGTAAGAACATGATTGTGTCACTAGAATTTACAGTTGGCACACAAGATTATAAAATTGAACGTGGACGTAAGCCTAACTTACTAAAATTTTATGTAAACAATACCGAACAAGAAGCCAGCGACAGCGCACAGGGTGATAGTCGGGAAACTCAACAGGCTATTGAAGATTTACTGGGTATGAGTCACGATATGTTTAAGCATATTATGGCATTAAACACGTATACAGAGCCGTTTCTATCATTAAAGGCCAACGATCAACGCACTATTATCGAGCAGTTACTTGGTATTACTATGCTGTCTGAACGTGCTGAAAAGATTAAAGAGTTGAATCGTAATACTAAAGACGAAATTACTCGAGAAGAATTTAGAATCCGTGCTGTTCAAGATGCTAACAAACGTATTGAAGAACAAATCGAAGCATTAAAGCGTAGACAAGGGTTATGGGTCACGAAAAATGAAGAAGAGAAAACTAAAATTAAGACCGCGTTGGAGACATTACAAGAGATTGACATTGATACGGAGATTGAGGCTCACAAAGCGCACAGCTTATGGGATCAGAAACGTAAAGATATCAACGATTTTGCGTCTGCGATCAGCAGGGGAAAGCTGGACCAAGCCCGTGAGGCTAAAGCTGTGGCTAAGTTGGAAAAGGAAATCGAAACTCTCGAATCACATACCTGCCATACGTGCGGTCAAGCCTTTCACGACGAAAAGCACGAACAGGTTATGGCGAGCAAGACGAGCGAACTGGCAACGGCTCGAGCGAGTTGCGAAGAATATGCTATTGGACTGGCAAGTTTACAGACTTCCCACGACGCCTTGGGCACGTTAGGAAAGCCTCCTAAAATGTTTTATGATCGAGAAGAACAAGCTATTCAACATCGTACTAATTTAGCAAACTTACAAAAGCAGTTAGAAGACAAAACAGCCGAAGTAGACCCATATGCTGAACAGATTAGTGATATGCAAACACAAGCAGTTGAAGAAATTACATATGATACACTAAACGATTTAACCAAATTACAAGAACATCAGGAATTTTTACTCAAATTACTAACAAGTAAAGATTCGTTTATACGCAAAAAGATTATTGAGCAAAACTTATCATACTTAAATGCTCGACTAACCCATTACTTGGATCGTATTGGCTTACCACATACTGTAGTATTTCAAAATGACTTAACTGTTAGTATCGAAGAACTAGGTCGTGAGCTAGATTTTGATAATTTAAGCAGGGGAGAACGCAACAGACTTATACTATCTATGGCTTGGGCCTTCAGAGATGTATTTGAGTCGCTGTACACCCCTATAAACGTGTTGTTTATTGACGAAATGATCGACAATGGATTAGATACACAGGGCGTAGAAAGCGCATTAGCACTACTAAAACAAATGTCGCGAGAACGGCATAAGTCAATTTGGTTGGTGTCGCATAGAGACGAGTTATCCGGACGGGTAGAAAATATACTCAAAGTGGTTAAGGACGGAGGGTTTACCAGTTATAATACAGATATAGAAGTAGCATGATAGAAATTTTGTCGGCAAGTAAAAACACACTAACTACTAGTCCATGTCTTGGCTTTTTGAAAACAAAATTATCGAAGTGTTACCCGAAGATTGTATTGGTTTCGTTTATTTGATTACAAATAACTTAACTGGTAGGAAATATATTGGAAAAAAATTAGCAAAATTTAGTAAAACAACATACAAAGTAGTAAAATTAAAAAACGGCAACAAAAAGCGTAAGAAAATTAGAAATAAAATTGAATCAGATTGGCAGCTTTATTACGGCAGCAACATAGAATTAAACGAAGACATCATAAAATTAGGCAACAATAAGTTTATACGAGAAATATTGTACTACTGTAAGTCCAAAGCTGAATGTAGCTATGTAGAAGCTCGTGAGCAGTTTAACCGCAAGGTACTAGAATCTGATGACTATTATAACGGGCATATACAAGTGCGTGTACATGGTAGTCATATAAAAGGAAGAATTTGATGCCACATAAATTTGAACCCGCAGATGAAAAATACTGGGCAGAACAACGGCGTAAACATCAAGCAGCTATACTAAGGCAGCAACAAGAACGAGCATCTAAAACAAACTTCACAGATTTATTCGCTGAAGAAAATACAAATACATCCAAGCAGCAACAGTAAAGCAACTAAACGACATTGTTTGATCGAGGTAGCTCGATCCCCATCGAGGAACGGTGAAATACCCGGTCTGGAAAACTTTGGGCGTCAAAGGCAAATGCTAACTTAAGGCATCAAATGGTAGGGGCTCTGTGAAAAAGAAACAACCTCGGCTTATAGGACTTGGATTTATTACGGGTTACTAGGGTTCCGTTGATATGTGAAGCTAGAGTAAGGGGTACCGGTCAACCGCCTCTGTGTAGAAATACAATCTCTTTTAATAAACGACAGGGACGTCTAACATGAAGTAATCTTTGTTTTTCACCGTGCTTACGGTGAATTACGACTGAACTATTCTACATGAAGATATCTAAAAGCAAAAGAAAAATAAAACGAGCTGTTAAGCGAGTTTTAGATTAGCGTAAGCTAATCTTTTAAGTATCAAACAAAATAAAATCGTTTAGAGTTTTAAGGAAACAAATGACTAAAAAGCGATTAGAAAAACGGCAATCCACTTTTTTTAGTTGTTTCCATATTATCTTCAATAATCTTTGCTATGATTTTGCGTTCAGCAACTCCTAGTTGCATAGCTTGATCGTAAGGCAAGCCACCACGCATCCACCATGCTAGCCGCAAAGCCTCCGAACGAATATCACTTATTTCTTTGTCCATGTCGTCTACTAACTTAGCGACGGCATCGTTAGATAATGTTAGGAGGCGCGCTCGAAAAAATTTGTCATGTCCAGTGTAATAGTTTGACTATACACATTTTGACATTCTGTACAAGTAATTGACAACGGTTTCATTTCGGCTTCCGATTTGTGTTCAATTACATAGTCTTGAATACGATTAAAAATAGTACGATCACAATTTTTCATAAATTCAACAATAAACTCGGGTTCACTTACTAATGCCGACGGTGTTTTAATAGTCATAATACTTTGTGCTAGTGCTGTAACTGTAATTTCAGTCATTTTTTGTAATGCCGCCGACATAGCAGATACTTGTTTAGGATCTACATCACCTTCCGCGGGAATACTTTGGAATATACGTTGTTCGTCATACTGTATTTTATTATTGTCTGACAAGTTTTTATATGTCATTGGTTTAAAATAAATTTCGATATCACCGCTTTTAATTGGTTGTTTGTAATCAGGAGATTTTAATTCTCCTAATACAGTACGCAAATCAAGTCCATAATCGGAAGTGTTGTTACATTTTGGACAAGTAGTAGCAAATTCCATATTGTGTCCGTATGTAGCAATACGTATAGCAACTAAAATAGTATCAATATCAACTGACGGAATAGTCCAAGCATCTTTAATGTTTGGTACACAACTTTGAATTACATTAACTACTGCTTGCCCACTAAACAATGCGTCTGGTGTACGATATGTAATTTCGTCTATGGCAGTCATTGGTAGTACTGGAATTTCGCCTGTTTGTGGCATATCAAGTGCGCCAGGTGGGTAGTAATTACCACCCGACGGTAGTTTGATATAGATAGCAGGCTGTCTAAAATATTGGTTTAATGGGTTGTTTGGATTCATGCGTTTTTCCTCGGATAAGTATAGTTATGGCTAATTTTAGTAACGATAAAGAAATTCAAGACTTTTTGGAAAAGCAAGAACGCTGGTTTCAAGAGGGTGTTATTTCGCAAGAAGAATACAATGCTGCTGTAAATGACGCTAAAATGGGCGTCAGAGGATATACCGCTAGATTAAAAGCCAGTGGCGAAACCCTTACTAAGAGCTTTATGGAGCTTGGCTCCTCTATGGTCAGCGGAGCACAAGGTGCTTCGGTTTACAACAATGCCCTTACTTCTGGTGCCGATTATCTTAAAAATAAAATACCTGCCAAATGGGGATTATTAGGTACTATTCTTGGCGGTGTATTAAAAGGAGCTACTGCTTATGCTTCGGCAGTAAACCAACAAGCAGACAAATTATTTGACACTTATAAAGATTTAAGCCGTTCTGGTTTAGCCAACGGAATGCGAGATACATTTGATAATTTACAGTCCATGGGTTATACTATGGCTGAAATTGGCAACATGAAATCGTTGTTGATGGAAAATGCAAACACTCTTGCGCAATTTGGCGGAACAGCAGCCGAAGGAAGTAAAAAGTTTGCAGCATTATCTAAAGGAATAGTTGATAGTAATTTAGGTATAGAATTTCAGCGTATGGGTATGTCCATCGACGATATTAATAAGAGTATTGCTGGGTATACAAGATTACAACAGATGTCAGGGCAGTTAGGCAAACAAACTGCTGAAGAAATGCAAACCAGTGCTGCCGCTTTTATTGAAAAACAAGACCAAATAACAAAATTAACAGGCTTGTCAGCTGATGCACAAAATAATTTATTGGAACAAGCGTATGCCGAAGAAAGATTTGCTGCTAGGCAATATGAACTAAGAACTATTATAGGCACTGAAGAATCAAAAAGAGAAGCCGATAATAATGACAAATTAAATGCTCGAATGGCTGCTATTGGTCCTGACTATGCTAAAGGTTTTAGAAACATGGCAGCTGGATTTATAAACGAGCCATCTGCACTGAAATTTAATCGTGATATGGGAACTTTTGGTGATTTGTATCGTAAAAGTAATGATGATATTCCTGCATTGATGACTGCTGTTTCTAAAGATGCTCTTAGAAACGTAACACAGCAATCTGGTCAAGCATTATTAGGAAACTATGGTAAACTACATCTTGATTTTGCTCAGACAATTAAAGCAAGTAATCTTGGACAAGCAGAGTCACTGCAAGCATCTGAACTAAGAGCTGAACAAGATCGAAAAAATCAAAAACTTGGAGCAGATGCTAGTGTAAATGCAGCGGTTAGTATAAGAACTAACCAAAGAAATCAAACACAAACAACTGATTTATTAACTAACAAAGGTATTGTGCCAGTTACTAATGCAATGGCAGGTTTATCCGGAGCATTAACGGAAGCCACCAATATAGTTGGTCAACTAGCAGGTAAATCAAAAGATACAAATATAGGCGGAAATAAATCAGCTCCAGCATCGAGTTCTCCTTCGACTACTCCTGCAGCGCCAGCATCAAGTTCTTCGTCGACTGCTCCAACATCTACAACATCTAAAATGATAGGAGTTGAATCTGGAGGCAAAAATATTGCCAATGCTAGTGGGCCTGGTGGAACCCCAACATCGTCGGCGTACGGCGTAGGTCAAATGTTAAAAGGAACATTTGAAGATTTAGCAAGCAAAGCAGCTCCCGGAACAGCACTATACGGCAAAACTTTTGAAGATATGAAGAAAGATGTTAATCTTCAAGTGGCAGCTACTAATCAATATGAAACTGATAATCGCGCGGCATTGACCAAAGCAGGTATCGAACCCACTGACGCTAATGTTTATTTGGCACATTTTTTAGGCACGTCAGGAGCATTAAAATTATTAAGAGCAAGCGACGGAGCCGCATTATCATCAGTAGTAAGTGAAGCAGCAATAGCAGCGAA